TCACCTCCTCCGCCATTTGCTACAATCGTCGAGATTTTCGAAGTTGTTAAATGGGAAGTTATAGGAATAACAAAGGGTTTCCCCTTTGAGCGTTAGGTTCGAAAATACAAAATTCAGCAATTCCCGTTTCTCTTCGACGCTCGAACTTAAGAACGCCTTGTGCGCTCCCATAGCCACTTTCATCAGTTTTTCCATCGTACTGCCGAACATGTTGTCGGCATCATCATAGGCGTGAATCAGGTTCACCAAATCATGCTGGCGTTTCTTCAACTGCTCGCGCTTGTTGCGGTAATCATCCGGCGGCAGCACGCCCTCAGCCAGTAAATCGACCAGGCGATCCAGCTTGGCCTGTATCTCGCTATGCTCTTTTTTGAGCAGCCCGACTTCGCGGTTATGCGATTCCTGCTTGGCCTTGTTCGCTTCCTTCACAGCCGCGATAGCCGCTGTCATCATCTCATGGTCTTTGATGGTGATCCGCTCAAGGGCGGCTTCCACCTGCGCGGCAACCTTATCCTCGCGTACCCAAAACTTCTTGCTCGGGTTCTCGGGGTTCCAGGTTACCAGATAGGTAAACTCTGCTGTCGTGCCGTTTTTGTAGCTTTTCTTTTTGGTGTCCGAGGAAACTACCCTGCCGGTGACGGCGCAGGTAAGCAGACCTCTGAATAAAAAGTCTTTGCCGCCGTACAAGAACGGCTTCTTTTCCCAGCCGCGCAATACGGCTTGGCAATCTTCCCATACGTTTCGGGAAACAAGGGGTTCGTGACAATGCTGCATGATCTCGCCTTTTATCAGCATATCGCCGTAGTAGAAAGGATTCTGTACGATGCGATAAAGGGTCGATTTGTGTAACTCCACACCGGCCTTGCTACGCAGCCCCCACTCTTTGCAGCGTTGCTGCATTTGGCCAAGCGTGTATGCGCCAGAAGCGTATTCGGTGAACATGCGCTTGAGCAATGGTGCGCGAAGCTGATCCACCACGATGACACTGTTGCCGCGCTCGTCCCTCTGGTTCAGGTAACCAAGCGGCGCGGGACCGTACCACTCACCTTTTTTGATTTTGTAGTCGATACTGCGCTTCACGTTTTCGGAAAGCTGCATCACGTAACTTTTCGCGCCAAGCACACAGAAGTCCCAGCGCATGTGATCCGATGCACTGGCCTCGCGCCCGATAATCATATTCTCGCGGTAGAAGTGCAGTTCAATTTTATCCTTCCGCACCAATTCATCCAGGTAAACGGAATCCTTGAAGCTGCGCTGCACGCGGTCAACCGCATCGGCAACAATCGCTACCGTGCCTTTTTGCCGTTTGGCAAAATCCAGCATCTCCATGAATTTTTTACGATCACCGCGTGTTGATGACTCGGTGATGGTAAAAATTTCCAGGATGTCGAAGTTTTTCTTGTCGCAGTAACGTATCAGGCGATCTCTTTGGGCATCGAGCGAGTGACCATCTTCCTGGTCTTTCGAGGATACTCGAACCAGAATAATCGCCTTGGAAACAGCGCCTGTTTCTTGAACCTCGAATTTTTGCTTTCTGCCTCTCACGTGTTACTCCCTTCCATCATGCGCTTGCAATCTGGTGATCGGGGAGTTCGAAAACCGGAATGTATCGGTTATGTACGCCTTTAGCCGGAGCTTGAACATGCGCGTACATCTCCCCGACCATAGGGATAGAGGCCGAGGATACATCAAACATGGGCTGATGCACACCCTACATTCTCGGAGTTTCGACACTCCACGTCAGCATATAACCAACGCATAAAAAGATTACTATATTCCAGCTGGTTAGCAAGAACTTCCTTTTCGGTTTTTGCGTTCACTCGAATGACGAGTTCGCAGTAGCCCATAAGGTTTCGTGCCAGCCTGTGTGCTTCCTGGTCGCTGATCGCGCCGCCGTGCCGCTCCTTAATGAGCGCAACGAGTTTATCGTATGCGGTTGTTTCGGATGTCATGCGTGCGCCTCCACATCGTTCGGGCGCACCTCTCGCGAGCATATTGAGTAATATGCCAGAAAATGGCCGTGGCGTCCGCAGGAAAAGTGTCCGGCCATATTTGGCCGCAACACTAACGGTTCAGACGATAGACGATTTTGAGCAATGCCAATGTCCATAATTCCCTCGCTTTGGTTTTGCCGATGCCCAAGCGCCAGCAGATTTGTTTCCAGTAAATGCGCTCCGCCCTGAGCCAGACGATGCGCCGCTCGTCCTCGTCTTCGAGAAGGAAAATCCAGTTCAGGGTTTCTTCCATGCGGCTGATGGCGTCGGGCAACGGTGGTCCGAGGCGTAGCGGCATTTTCTCCATCGCCATCTGCTCCCAGACGGTGCGAACGATGGGAGGCCATACATTGAAATATCCCTGGCCAACCGGCTTCGGCAGGCGGCGCAGCGTTCGCACTGCTTCCTCGAAGCGGTCTGCCACTTCGGTGACCGTCCAATCTTTTCTCGTGTTTTTAGCCATGCAGTCCTCCGCTTTGTTGGTTGGTGCCGGAAAGCGTGAGGCGCAAACACCTGCCCCCGAGGGGAAGTGTCCGCCGCAGGTGGCGGCGTACACCCCCTTTAGGGGGTAGTAGTGGCGCACCGTAACTTGCTGGCGAGTGAAATAGCGTGGAAACACAACGCCCAAACTTGCCCCGAACTTGTTTTTTCACCGCTGCCAGGCGAGCCATTTCCCCAAACTTGAAATCAAGCAATATCAATGGGATTGCGGGGTATGTTCGGGACGCCCCCAAACTTAAAAGGCAAGTTCGGGAGTTCGGGAAATGAAGTTCGGGTTTTGCCGGAACTTGGTGGTTTTTAGGGTTAGTTTTCATGATTATCCTCCTCTGGGTAAGTCCAGTGGTTCGGGTCTTGCACCTCAAGACACGCGCCTGTTCCTGGAAATTTGTAATGGGTGGGAAGCACGGGGATGATTTCGCCATTCTCCGTTTTGAACTCCATGTCCTCGATGCACAGCAGGCCGAGCTTGGAGCGGGTTTTCTTTACTCCCAGCGCCTTGTAGTTCTGCGTGAAGCGGATGTAGCCCTGCGTAGCCAGCACGCCGAGGCGCTCATACAGAGAATCCTTACTGCCCAGGTGGTGCTGGTTTTCAAACGCCTCCGCGAATTGATTCATCGTGTAGAGGCGGCCTTCTCTGGCCTCGCTGTAGAGCAGTTGCAGGATGACGTTGTATTTGCGCCTGCGCTCCGCATCCATCTTGCGCCCGTGTTCTTTGGCCACCAGACGCTCGCTGATAAGGTTCTTCGCTACCCAGCGCCCATCCACTTTTTCGATGATGCAGGGCGGAATCTCGGGACCGTTACGCAGTTCCGTGAATAGCTGCCGCTCGGGGCTTACTTCGTCAGGCCGAAACAGAATCAGGCCGGAGTCATAAAAGCCGCGCAACGCGCTCGCGCCGGAAATGGCTTGAAGCGGGTCTTCCTCAAACTGCTTTTTTCCCTGCTTGCGGGTATGGTGAACGATGATGATGCCTGCTTCGGGATTCACCAGGTCGCGCAACCGTTCCACACGTTCATGCAGGAAGAACATCATCGCGCTGTTATCATTCTCCGAAGCGTCGGGCTTGCCGCCGTCAAATACATTGCGGATCGGGTCAATGCAGATGACATCAGGCAGGCGCTTGCCGAAACGGGTGCGGATATGTTCCGCGCACCTCACCACACCGTCTTTATCCAGGAGCATCCGCAGGCGCGGCGTGATGAACATATTCTCAGCGGCGCGTTGCTTGATGTCGTTGCCGATAGCAAGGCTCTGGATACGTTCGCTCACGTAGTAGCCGTGAATCTCCATTTGCAGATAGAAGATGCGGAGTGGCTCGCGGGGCTGCATGTGTAGGAATTGCTCCCCTGCGGCCATATGGAGGAACATGGAAAGCAGGAAATCGCTTTTGCCTACCTTCGGCGCACCGGCAAACAGCATCACGCTGTTGGGCGTGAGAATGCGCGGCGCGATAATGTCCGAAGGTACGGCTGGCGGATTATCCAGTAGTTCAGCAAGCCGATAGCTGATGATGTCTGGTGCAGCCGCCTGGCGTTCCTCCGGCGGGGTGTATGCAGTGGGTGCGCCGTATTTGCGGCAATGCTTTTCCCAAAGCCGCTTCATTTCGCCGCGCACACGGTCTTCAGGCCAGGCGGGGCGAAGACAGGTCAGGTTATAGCCCCAGACTTCATCCCAGGCTTCCTGCTGGTCAATCAGCCCTTCATGGTAACGCCGGATGACATATCCCATCACCGTGCTGATCGCTTCAAAGCGCGTGATGCCGTCCTTGCCGCCTTCATGCACTTTCATGGTCATGAGTTCGTCGGTGGCAGGCTTCACATCATTGAAATCATTCCAATTCAGGTTGGGCTGCTTGTAGTCCGTGCCTTCCATCGGTGGCATGTGGGCAATAGCCTCGGCTAAATCGCCCAGGTGATATTCATAGCCGTTGCGTTCCTCGATGGTGACAAGCCGCGCTTCAGCGGTTTTGTGATAGACGCTGCCTGCGATACGGATAGGCTGATGCGCCGATTTGAATGAGGTATCGCCGCCAACTTTCAGGGCAATTTGTTCACGCAGGCGGCAGGCCGTGACCACATCATCGCCTTCCGCCGCTTCTGAAAGCCGCCAGTACACATGCAGCTTGCGTGCGCCGGTTTCGGTGATGCCACCCGAACATATTATCAGCGACGGCTTGCCGAGATGGGCGCTCAAATGCCCGAGCTTGGCTTCACTATCGCCGGTGTCGATGTCCACCAGCAACACGCCGGTCTGTACTACATCCGCGCTTCCAGCCTTACCCTCCGCCGCAACCGTGCCAGGGATAAGGTAGCAAGCGCGGTTGGCCTGATGTGCTTCACAAGCAAATTGATAGACATGGCTGGCTGCCTGGTCATCGTTTGCGATCCAGCGCAAAGCGGACTTTCCCTGTTTTCCGGCTTCAGGAAAACTTCTCAGCGCAATCCAGCCTTCTGTGTAGCTGAACAGGCTTTCCAGAAATTGCTCAATAGTTTCCAGTGAAGGTGCAATCATGCAGCGCCTCCCCAGCAGCGTTCCTGCCACGGGCAGAGCTTGCATTCATAATGATTGCGATCACGCGAGATGCGCGGCAGCCATTCCCCAGCCTCGCACGCCGTAATGACGCGCACGGCCTTGTCGCTCATATCCTGCGCCAGTTGGCCGTTAAACGGGATAAGTTCGTGGTAAAGCTCCGCCGTGTCCTTATTGATGGCGGTGAATAGCGCGGGATTGCGGCAAATGCCTTCAATGCTGCCTTCCATATACGCCTGATAGGTGGCAACCTGCGCGGCATAGATGGGCTTGGTTTTCGCCAGTCCTTTGCTCGCGGTTTCGTTCCAGGATTTGCTGTTGAGCGATTTGCATTCCCAGATCATCGGGAAGGAAAGCCCAAGCTCCGCCGGTGCGTTCGTGATAATACCGTCCACGTGGCCGCGTATGCGACCGCCTGCCACGTAAAAGCCAAACGGATAGCCGTCGGGCTTGCGGGCGTGAAGTTCCAAGCCTGCCTTTTTCAGCCAGGTAATCGCCAGATCCTCGAACACGTGACCGGCGGCGAAAATACGAAGCAGCTGACCGGAAAAATCCTGCCCTTCATCCTTCGGCTGGTTAAGATATTCAAATTGCAGCGCACGCTGGCAGGCTACGCCCAGGCGTGAGCCACCAAGATACGTGCGCGGCTTGTCGCTCTGGCGTTCCGATTCCAGTGCCTTATCAATTAAGACATTCAGCTGCTCGGCGAAGCTGTTGGTGAAGTCGAGCGTCATTTGCCGCCTCCCAGCGTTTTGGAAGGGTCAAAGGGAATCTCGATGTCAGGCCATTGCTGGTGCGCGGCTTTTTGCAAAGCGTCCTGATACGCGGTGACAATCACCTCTATCAGCGTCAGGATTTCTTCGCGGCTATAGTCCTGGATTGGCTTATTGTAGCCAACATCCGCGCCGATATATTCGGCCATAGGCTGAATGGCGGCACGCATGGCAGCGATTTCATGCGGGGTTGGGTCAATCATCGTGTCCCTCCCGTGCTTGCGTTTAACGGCAGCGAAGAAGTCCTGATGCTGGCGTGAGCAGAAATACCGCAGGCTTTGCTGGCCGGTGCGCGTCCATAGCCATGCGCTCGGGTCGGCATACGCCCAGCCACGCGGGAAGCGTTTGCAGATCGGGCAAAGCAGAAAGGTCGGGCGAACTGACATGTCATAGCGCCCCCACTGCCTGCTTGATGGCACGCTGGTTGAATTTCAGCGTCATCAATGCCGAGGCTTCGTATCGGGTCAGCGAATAGTCATGCTGATATTGTGGCGGCAGGTATTGCAGCTGCTTTGGCGTAGCCTGCTCATAAAGCCAGCGGCGTGTCTTATGGGCGCTGTCCTCGGTTTCATGAAGGTTTAGCCAGTCATTCGCCGCAGAAAGGCACACCGACTTATCACCGGAAGCGAGTGAATGCACCTGCTTGCTGCCGGTTACGCCGCCCACCGCCTGCCAGAATCCTCTCGGGCTGATAAGGACGGTTGCCCAGGCTTTGAAGCCAACAGCCACCAGCGTGTTGTCGGTGTGGAACGGATCACACCAGAGGAAATGCGAGGTTTGCAGGATTTGGATTTCCTGCATGGAGAAATCATCAATCTCCATCACATGTGGTTCTGCTACCGGCCATTCATAGCCGCACAAGCTGCATTCCTGAATGCGTGCAGGCATTTCCGCTTTGCAATCGGGGCAGGTTTTATGAGGAGCTTGCGCGCTTCCGCCTTCTTTTTCCTCGTCCTTCTTGTCGTCTTCCAGCTTTACCGTTTGCTCAAGGTTGCCATGAATCAGCGTGGAAGTGCCGAAGTCGAGAATGATGCAGTCGGTTTTGGTGACACCTGGCCATTTTTCAGAATCCACCACGCGCAGGCCGCGCCCGATCATCTGAATCATGGTCGATTTGTAAGAGCTTGGCCGCAGCAGCACCACGCAGGAAGTCGGCGGGTGATCCCACCCTTCGGTCAGCACGGCCACATTGACGATGACCTGATATTTGCCTTTGGCATACTCATCAATCAGCGTGCGGCGTGCGGTATCCGGCAAATCACCAGAGATAAAAGCCGTGGGGATACCCTCGGCATTGAAGGTTGCCGCCACGTGTTCGGCGTGCGCCAGCGTGGAGCAGAACACAACGGTTTGACGGTCACCGGCTTTTTCCTTCCAGTGCTGGACTACCGCCTGGTTAATCGGGCGTTTGTCCATGATTTCCGCCACTTCGCCCATGTCATAGTCAGAGGCGGTTTTCTTCACCTGGCGCAGCTCATCCTGCACCCCAACATTCATCACGAAGGTGCGCGGCTTCACCAAGTGGCCGGAGCGGATAAGCTCGCCGACGGTGATCTGGTCGCAGACATTGTCGAAAACCGCACGCAAGCCCTTCTTATCACCGCGCATTGGCGTGGCGGTAACCCCAAGCAATTTGCAGTTCGGGTTATTCTTGCGAGCCTGCTCGATGATGCGAAGGTAGGAATCCGCACAGGCGTGGTGCGCTTCGTCGATTATTAGCGCATCCAGTACCGGCATGGTTTCGCGATTTTCGGGGCGCGTCAGCGTCTGCACCATCGCGAACCCAACATCCCCACGCCAGCTTTTAGCTTCAGCGTTAAAGAAGCTGGCCGTGAGGCTCGGATTCATGCGAAGGAATGTGGCGCTGTTTTGCGTCGTCAATTCATCGCGGTGTTGCAGAACGCAGGCTTTATTCAGCGAGCCTTTCTTGAACATGCGCCCGAGCGCCGCCGAAAGCATCACCGTTTTGCCTGCACCGGTGGGCGCTACCGCCAGCGTATTGTCATGTTCTGACAATGCGCCGACGATGTTGCCCACCATTGTTTCCTGTCGTGGTCTAAGCAGCATGGCCGTCCTCGCTTATTGAGCCCAGGACGGGCGGTTGCTGTTACCCTGCGGACGTGACGGCGCAGGCGCAGGAGTCGCAGGCGGCGTGAAGCCTCCACCGCTATTGCCGCCGGTGCTGCCCATGATGGCCGCATAGTCTTTGTGATCCGGCGTGATGGCTTTCTGGATGCGGTTCTTTTCGCCCCTGTCACCATCCTCCACTTCAATCTTCGCGACGAATTCAATCCCATCGAGGTCTTGAAAGCCGCTGATCTGCCGTGCTGCTTGCGCTTGGGGTGTATTGTCCTTGTGGCTGATACCGCGTGCCGAATTCAGCACGCTCTTGATAAAGGCACGCCCCATCTGCGCGTATTTTTCACCTTTGGGGCTATGCAGGCCGACCAAGCTCCACACCTTGCGGCGAGCGAACTGGCCTTCCAACACCACAAACTCACAATCCAGGTAGCACGCGCCGGTGGAAGGGTTGCGAGTGGCATAACCGCCTGTCCATCCCTGGTTGGGTTCATCAAACCCACCTGGGCGAATGGTCATGCGTACCTTTGCAAGCGTACCGTTTGGGATAACGTCGTATTGGTCTTCAGCATCATTGAAATTGTTCCAGCTCATTGGATTTCTCCTTCAGTGTTCGGGGTTGCGTAGGAAAGTTGGCGCTCGGCGTGCGGGGCACGGATTTTGGCCATCAGTTCGCCAAGGTGCGGCTTCTCCATCACCTCAAGCCGCCCTGAGCGGTCTTTGGCGGGGAAGCCGTATGGGTTGATGGTGTGGCAAACGAAGGCGCGGAAAGGCTCGCCGTCTGATGGGCGGATTTCCGCCATCGTGATGACCTGATCGACGATTCCAGGAAGCTCTAAGCCGGTTTTGCTGCCTTCGACCTGCGGCGTGTAGAAGCGCCGGTTGAAGTCATCCGTCTTTTCGTCAAGGATGCCGACGAACCACACATTTTTGCCGCGTGTGTGCTGCAAGTGGGTCAGCCAGGAAATCATCTCCTGCCCGTGCAGGCCGTATGCGCCGCGCAGATCCTCTTTGCCGTTCTTTTCAGAAACCGCTTGCGGCTGGCCTCGGCACCAGCCGAAGCAGAGCCTTCCGGCAACGGTGATACTGTCGATGAAGATGGTTTCGTATTTCGCCAGCTGCGCCGGATCGCCGTAGCGTTCACACACCGCTTCGTAGTGCGCTTGGCTATAGGGCTGTTCAGGTCGCAGCGCAGGATTTGCGCCGCCGATGAACACGGCGAAGTCACGGCATTCCGGCCAGGTGCGTGGGCGCAGCGTATCGCCTTGCCAACCCTCAACCGCCAGATCACCGGCTTCCATGTCCAGGAAAAGCGTAGTTGCTGGGTCAAGCGTCCACAGCAGGCTGGTTTTACCGATACCGGCCTTGCCAAGGATGCAGCCCTTAATGCCTTTCTGTTCCTTGAGGCGCTCGTCAGCGGAAATGATCGGGAGCTTATTCATGACGGCCTCCCTTTTTCGAGAGAGCGTCCAGGATGTTGTCGCTGCCTAAGCCGCCTTTGGCTCTTGCTTCGCGATACAGGCGGCGCAGAACCGACAAGCGGCTGTAGAGTGCGTCTGTTTCCTTATCCAGCGCCTGCGCCGCGAATGCGATGTCATCAAGCGTTGCTTCCTCAATCGGCTTTTCGATTGCCTGTTGGCCTTCTACGCTGGAAGGAAGGGTGATGGTGTCGGGTAGTGAATCTTGCAGATAAAACGCTCTGCAAAGTTTGCGTAACAAGCCCTTAGTCATGGGTATCTCCTTTGTTTTGGTTGATTTGGTTGGAAAGTGCGCCGCGCAGCCCGAGGCAGAGGATGTGCGCCTGAAAGCGCAGGCGTTCGGCCTGCATCAGAAGCTCCATCAGCATTGCGGGGTTCACGAGCAGCAGCTCGGCTGCGGGCATGTGAAAGACGTGTTCCAGGGTGATGCCGTTCATGCGTCACCTCCCGACGGGGTTTCGTCTTTCAGATCAGAGTCTTTGGGGATTTCGTTGCTGGCTTCGTATGCCTCAACGTCTTCCAGGCGGTAGCGAACCAAGCCGCCGATTTTTACAAATCGCAGCCCTTCGCCTGCCCAGCGCCAGCGTTCCAGCGTGCGGGGCGATATGCCCCACCGCTTCGCCAGCTCGGATTGGGTTAAAAAGTTTTGTTCCATTGGCAGCTCCTGTCATTTCGATTAGGTGCTTGCGGTTACGTGTTACCCCGCAAGAACACCCTTATTTTCTAATGACTTAGCCGCATTGAGATATGGACAAGGCCGAACTTTCTTCTGACATTCGGCCATAAAAAAAGCCCCAGAAACTGGGGCTTTATCGTTCAGGTTCTGACATCCTGCCGGTGGATGTCTGACATTTGTGTTTTTTAGTCTTCCAGATCAGCCAGTGAATTGACTTCTCGCAGGTTAGGATTGAGGCGATAACCATCACGCTCCTTATTCTCAACGAAATCTTCAATCATTCCCTGGTCAACACCTAGCTGCGCTTTAATTTCATCGCGTAAGCGAGTTACACGCCGATACAGTGTAGCTTCCTCAATGCCGAGTTCGGTGGCAAGTGTAGCAGTGGCAAAATATGGCACTTCCTGGCCAGATTTCTTAAGCCTAAAATTAGGAAGCAATTTCTTGATAAGCTCATAATTTGCACCAGTAATTTTATAGCCACCCTTAAAAACCAACCCGTCATCAGCCTCGCAAAACTGAATCTTGAAACGCTTTAGTCCATCAAGCGTTTCCTTAAGTTCTGCATCATAGTTGTCAGGTTTTACGGGTTCGATTTTACTTCTGTTAAATGCGAGTGCAAGCAGGCTTCCAGTCGGTATTGGCGAAGGATTTTGGAGTAATGCAGACCTGTTTTCTTCCAGGCTTTTCTCCAATACGGAAACCACGTCACTGGCGTGCCTTTGGAACATACTAAAAATCTTCTCTTCGGCCTGCGCTGTAGTTAGAGGCGCAAAGCAACGAAGCGCGGGGGATATGGCGGGATATTCGGTAGCGAACCGATCCCTTGTAATGCCAATAAGATGTTGAGCAAACTTCACGTAAGATGCAGCCATAACCATGCCGTTATCTTCGTCCTGGCTTCTATCGTCGAGAAGCAAATCCACCATGTAATTCGCTGCGGCTTCGTGTTCTCCTAAACCTGCCGCCAGAATCCCAAAGCGGCGATCAATACATTGCGAACACATGCCGCAGTGTTTTTGATGCTCTGTCCAAATTCGCGGCCTGGTGCAGCTATTGGTCATAGAGAGCATATCTTCCATGCCATGATTTTTAATTTTCTCTATGATTTCTCTCTTGGTTAGCCACTGATAAGGGTGGTCAACTTTGATGTCTTTATTCAGTACCTGTGAGAAAATTTGTCGGAATCCTTCTATTACTTTAGGGTGTGTTGTGCGTGTGGCGCGTCCTCCGCGTATATCCTTCGTGATAGGGAGATTTAAGCTAACAACCCCATTTTCGTAAAAACTGAAACGGTCTTTACCCATCATGTGCATGATGCAGGTAGCCAGAGACGCAAAAAGGAAAGAGCGTGTGCGCTGCGTATATTCAATAGCGCGTGAGCCTTTGTTTCTTACTGCAATCGATATGTAGTTTACTTTTTTGTCATGCCCTTTTTCTGCCAAAGCATTAACAAGGTTTTTTTGAACGGCTTTCACCTTATCGGCAGAGTGATGTCCAACCAGCGTCATTTTTCTATCGTTTCCGACAATACCTTCAACTGCTCCCGCAAATGAATCTAAACCACCAGAAAAAAGCGCAATCTCATCAGTATCAACGATGCTATCTGAAAAATCAAAGTAGCCTTGTTTTTCAGCAAGTGGCGATGTTGCCGCTACAAAATCAAATTGGTAAGTCTCATCGGATAGAAACGCCAAAGTGTCCTGTAAAACTTTCTTCAGTTCGTCACCATTCCATACGTCCGGCTTCCTAACGGGAATCTGAAAACTCATCACCCTTCGCCATTGCGAACCATAATCTTTCAAAATATCGGTGCCACGTGAGCAACGTTGATCGGCACAATAAACATATGCAGCAATCTCCAGCAAATCGAGCAGTTCATCAGGTATATTGGCCATCATCGCTTTGCTAATGGACTCAATCTTGAACTCGATGTTCTTGCTGTCACCTTGTACATCTAATTCGAGTACACGCTCTAATTTTGGTTTTGTTGGGGGCTTTAAGCCACCGCAAAAAATGTTATGCTGCTCCATTGCCTATATTCCTCATTCTGTATTCTTTTCGCATTTTTTCTGTAGCAATGCTTGCAAACCCTGCCACGTCTTTTTGGGTAAGCTCTTTTTTGTCTTGATACCTTGCCTTTGCGTACCACTCGCGAGCAAATGTTCTCATAATGTAAGAAGCCTCGTGGTTATGGCGCGTGTTGTTTTGTTCAAATAGAATCATGTCAGGAATCGATTGGCACACGCCTGATTTTCCAAGGTGCAACGGCAATACGCGATCAAGAAAATACTGGATATTATGCGTTCCGAATGTGGCATAGAACGACTGTGCCATATCGCAAAATCCATCGGGTGTAGCAGCCTGCTCAAGAATGAGATGCGTCCCTGACTTCGGCTCACCAAACAATTCCAAATTTGCAGCTGGAGGAGGTTTGGTGAGTAAATTGTTCATCACCGCTATGGCAGCCTCCTTTGCCATAACCCCCAGGTCTGTTAAGCCGCTACGCGCATTTCTCTGCACGTTATTGATAGCATCTTCAAAGGCGGCGATAATATCAGTACGCTCTGGTTTATCTGGGACATCCAAGCCAATCTTTCTTAGCCCTTCGCTCAAATTTTCCTCACATGCCGCCATAGGGATTTTGCAAAGCAGGAACATTGCTTCACGAAAGGCGGGGTCGTCTTTCGCAAGAGCAAATGATTTATCGCAGGCATCCAGTACAGCATCCGCCAGCGTATCCACGCTGACGTTCCCTTCGGCTATGAGTGATACAATGTCACGCCACGCCTTTGTCGCTGCTAACTTTCCAAGCCTTTGATGTCCCATCGCCCATCCGTTGCTCGCGCCTTCGCATCTTAGTTGTCTCTCTGCATTCTCTTTTCGCGTCGAGGTTTCAAACATTCAAAGGACATCAATAGCTTGATTGACTTTTGAATTAGGTTCATTATTCAATGCGGTTCAATAAAAGACAAGCGTAAATCTTCTTAACTTAACGAATGATAGCGAAATGGCGAGAGGTGGAGCACGTCCAGGTGCGGGCAGACCGCGAGGGCAAGGAAAGTACAAAGAACCAACAAAGCCCGTGCGTGTGCCGGAAAGCATGGTTGGAGATGTTTTAGAATTTTTGTCCGATAAAGGGCATCGCATCCCCCTCTATTCCAACGCTGTATCTGCTGGCACGCCTTGCTTTGCGGAAGATGATATTGAGGATCAGGTTGACCTGGGAAAGTATCTTATCCGCAATCCGGCATCATCGTTTCTTGTCAGGGCATCAGGCTATTCGATGATTAAGGCGGGTATCCATCCAGGCGATATGTTGCTGGCGGATAGTAGCCTTGAACCGCGCACTGGAAAAATAGTTATTGCTGCGGTGGATGGACACCTAACGGTTAAGCGACTCAAAAAAACACAGCGTGAAACGATACTCATGCCGGAGAACGATGATTACGACCCTATCCCGCTACATAGCGACAATAATGTGACGATATGCGGCGTGGTTACTATGGTTTTACATAAAGTTTGAAAACCTATGACATCTTAGTTGAAACTTAACCATATTCGGTTATTATGCGGTGCATGAAAAAAGTTATCCTTTCACTTATTATTGCTCTTTCGCTGCTTGTTGCGCCTATCGCACACGCATACGATGTTGGCTGTGAAGGCGATAACTGCCAGATGACTCAGGAATCTGAGAAGCAAACCAAGACCGAAAAGCAGGATGACGGAAAGATGGCCAAGGCTGGACATCATTGCTGCTGCCCTCATGTATCCGCCTTGCCCAACCTGACCGTAGCTACACCGATGACGGTTTCCAGCCGCACGGTTTTCGTTCTTGAGCAGGATGCCACGACATCCGTAGTGGTCGGACCACCACTCAAACCACCATCCCACGCTTAA